CGGCTTACTGGAATGCTATGTTGGACAATGTAATTGCGTCAACGTAGTCTGCTGCGTTACCCAAAGATGAAGCAGTGTTTGTTAGTTCTTTATAACCATAACGTGTCATAAAGCTAACTACTGGTTCAAATGTGCTAGGATCCATAACTGGACCTGTGCTCATTAATGGGATATAAGGACAGTAGAATGCTGGAGCATCTGACTCGCTTGAACCTTTGTAACCAACAAGTACTTTAGTACCGTCAGCTGCGTAGTTGTCTACGAATACTTTGATTGTTCCGTTTAATGTTCCAACAAACTTAGTGTTTGTAGGAGCGTCAAAAGAACCTTCAGTTGTTCTTGCGAACGTTGAAGTTGATGCACTTTGCAAGATTGTTAACGCTTCTGGAGATACTACAATGTAGTTACCTGCACCACGTCTTGTTCTTGCTGCGATTCTGTTAGCTGCTCTATTGATTTCAATAGCCAATGCTGCGTGTCTGTCACCAACGTATACTGATTGTCCACTTAAAGAACTAAAGTCTAAAGTAGTACCAGCACCTGCTAATGAACGTAATGAACCGATAATTTCTTGGTCGATTTCAACTACGATTTCCTGAGCTAGAGCCTGCATAATTTCTGCTTCGACATCAACGCCGTGCATAGATTCTGCATCTTGAGCTGCCTCAAAAGTCCAACGAGCACTTAGACGTCTAGTCTTAGCTTCCACTGTTTCTTTTAAGATTTGGATGCTCATCTTACGTCCAGGATTACCTTCAGCTGCTGCTGTAGCATCTGGAGAACCTGCATAAGTTGAAGCAAGTTTGAAAGGACTTAAAGCCTCGTCACCTGCTGTTGCACCACCACCAGTTTCCGCATAACGGACTCTTAGTGTATGTATTTGGCCAACTGGACCAGTCATTGGTTGAACACCGACTAGCTCGTTAGCTATTACTGAAGGCATAACCCTTCTGATTAAAGGTAACATTACCTTGTTTAAAGTTGCGACTGAACCTGCACCTGTTGCACCTGTAGTTGCGGCCTCTGACAAATAGCGTTTCGTATTTTCGAGGACCACATCCAATGAAGATTTTCTGTTTCCAGAAACACCTTCAAGCAATGCTTCTTTGGTTGCGGACCAGTTGCTTTCAAATAAATTTGCCATTATTAATTACTCCTGTTATTTTGAAAGTCCGGCTAGTTTTTTAATGTAATCTAATTCGACTACATTATCTGTTTCGTCATCAGAAGCTGTTTGCACAGATTCCTTGTTACCAGTATGTTCTTTAATTACTGATTCAGACAATGTCTTCTTCACTCTAGGTGTTTCGCCATCTAAAACGCTAGGCAAGTACTTGTTAAAAGCACCTTCTAGTTTTTCAGTGGTAACACTTTCAAGTAAGTCTGACATGATTTCTTTCTTCTCTTTGCCAAGTGGCGCCATTAGTTCGTTAAGTGTCTCTTTACGAGTGTAACGATCTTCTGCTATTCTTAACTTGCTTTCAGTAAGTTTAGCTGCGTCTTGCGATGCTTCTACACTTTCTGTTGCTTCGTTAATCTTAGTTTCCATCTCAGCGAGTGTTCTCTGTAATGTCTTAATTTCTTTGCTTTCGTTTAAGTACGATGTGTTGTACTCGTTAGCGAAAGATTCAAAAATTCGACGTCCAAAGTCATTCTCACGGCTCTTAGTGATATCATCACGGAAAGATTTGACTTCTTCAGTGATAACTGAATTGATTTTTGTCTCAATTAAGTTAGCAGCCTTAGAAATAAAGCTCTTCTTAGCTTCTGCTAATTGTGCTTTGCCTTCTCTTACCATTTTAACTTTTTGCTCTACTAATGATTTCTTATCTTCGTGGAATTCAGCAATTTCAGATGCTAAAGATTCTGTGATAAACTCATCAAGTTTAGTAACATGTTCTGCTACTCTTGATTTGTCTGCACGGAGTTCTTTAACTTCTTTTGCTAAACTTTCAGTTACGAAAGAATTCAACAGTTTAGCGTGTTCACTAATGGCTTTGTGATATTTGACTCTGTCTTCCGCTAAGGCACCTTTTTCTTCTGCAATTTCTGCAACTTCTGCTGTTACTTTATCAGTGATAAAGTTGTCCACTGCTTCTACGATTTGACTCTTGTCATGCTCGTAACGCTGTGCAAACTCCTCACGGAGTTCAGCTGTCATTTGCTCTTTTGCTTCAGATACCTTGGCTTCCCATGCTTCTTGTAAGGACTCTTTAACTTCAGAAGTTAAATCTGTTCCTTCAATTAGGTCTTTAAATGTCACTGCCATAGTAGTCTCCTACTTCCTGTTATATTTTTAATTCTCTGATAAGTTTGTGTATCTCACCTATCAGATGTTTTTCTGCACTTATGTCGTGTGTAACTTGTCCGGCTAATTCGTGCAACATTGCACCGCCTTTCATGTTAAATAGACTCTCATAGATAGTCTTGGGATAAGCATCTGGTGCACTAGGCTGGGCCACAATGTCGACTGTTATAATATCAAAGTCAGATACTTTACCTGACTCATTTACATTACCACTGCCTCTACTGCTCACGCCTAGCTTTGCCCCTGCTTTTAACAATGCTTTTGCAATGTTACCCATGGGTGTATCTATGATTTTTAATTTGCCTAATCCATTAGCGTCATCACAATGCATTTCTGTAATGATATGACTTACTCTGTCTAAGTTAATTTGTAACTCTTCTGGATGATCTAACTCGCCCATTACAGTTTCGCCTTCACCTAAACGTGTACGAACACTTTCAACAGCACGAGCAATTTCATCTTTCGGATATACTCTTCCATTTTGATTTTTTACATCGCCTTGAATGAATAATCCTTGCATGAAAAGGTCTTTACCGTCCTGTGATTCCATAATCTGCATATTTGCAGTACTTGGATTCAAATATTCGTATAACTTTCTGGATTGCATCTTAATCTAATCTCCTACTTATGCC